TCCTAACTTTATTTGATGAAATCCTAAAACTTTTCTTTTTCATAATAATCTCCCTTAACTCCACCCAATCAGGTGGAGTTTTTTGGCTCTATTTCAGGCTTTTGGGGACTATTCTAAAAATCATTTTCCGATATTTTCAGGTATTTTTGGGATTTTGGTCGGGGAATTGGCGGGGACTTTTTGAGGTTTTGGCGGGGATTTTTTTATCGAATATGACTAAGAAATAGGTCTGTTGTCGCTTCAGCGAGTTCGTCCTCTACTTGGTTATAACGATCCGTCATATAAACCTTTGTATGCCCCAGCGCCTGGCTTAATTGTTCGAGCGGAACCCCTGCAATAATGCTTTGAGTCGTGAAGAAGTGGCGCATCATGTGAGGGGTTACATGTAGACCTGTAGCTTCATTCACTAGATTAAAATTCCTATTCAACTGGTTTGGATTGATGAGTCCACCTTTTTCGTTGATAGTGATATAATCCTTTTGCTGCTCCTTGATAATCCCTAACTTTCGCTTAATTTTAGAAGCTTCCTCGATCAGATAATAGATAAGGTCTGTTCCGATGTCGTCAAGGCAGACGTAGCGCTCTGATTCCTTCGTTTTCAGCCCGCCTTTGCCCCTCAAGGTCTGGTTGCTTCGGCTATCTCTAAGATGCAGTATAGCCCGCCCACTGTCGTTTTGAGTGACATCCATCGGGCGCAATCCAAAGACCTCCCCTCGCCTCAATCCAAAAATGGTAAGATAGGTCAGAGCGTAGAACTGTTTTGGCATGATTTCTTCTGCCTTTGCTATCCAAGTCTTGAACTCTTTGAGAGTCACTTTCTTGTTAGCTGCAGGAATATCACTCTGGCCAATAAAGACACCTTTCAAGCGATTTGAGAGTAGATTTCCGTTCTTTACGGCATCGTTTAGCAAGGCCATAAAGCTGGAATTGAGGGTTTGAACAGTGTATCTGGTATGTTTTTTTAGCTTTTCAGCGATAAACAGTTCATACTCATTTCTATCCAGGTTTTTAAGCGGGATAGAACCAAATTTGGATTTGATATGGTTCTTGTATAGATTATCATTGAGATAGTAGGAAGTCTCATTCCAGCGACCTGTTGATAGTCTCTTTTCAGAATAGATATCCCAATACTGATCAAGTGTTAGATTAGTATTGATGCCTACTTCCTGATCGTGGATTTGTTGCTCAAGCTCTACCAAGGCTGCACGAGCTTGAGGGAGAGTTGTGAAACCACTTTTACTTTTTTCTCTTTTTCTACCTCGGAAGAAAAAAGAACGTCTGACATAGTAACGCTTTCCTTTAGCAGTCTCATAGTAATAGATATTTGGGTATTTTGTTTTATTATATTTCATTGTATTCTCCTTGTTTATCGGCTTCTGGACAAGGTCTAAACATTGAGAATATTGACATCACCCCTTTCATGGTGTAAAATAAGGTATAGAAAAGAGGCCTTTTTAATGGCTGATTTTTTATAAGGGTGAGCTTCACAATCAAACTTTGGCGAGGGCGATTGTGAGGCTTTTTTTATTCATTTAATTTTTCAATAGCTTTCTGGGCCTGTTCTTCAGTAAACTGAGCATCTTTATCTGTCAAACTTTTAAGTATTTCTTGGTCAGTCTTGCCTTCACTTCTTTCTTCTTTTGCAATATCGAGCGCTTCATTAACCCAAACATCACCAACATTCTCAACAGCATATTGAGCAGCTTTCTTTGAATATTTGTGACTCGCACTTTCTGTTAAATACCAAAGAAGTGTTTTTTCAGAAAATGACGCTTTACTTTCGACAAGTTCTTGAGCTGTTTTAAGCGCACTTTCTTTTTCTTCGTCTGCTTTGCTTGACGTTTGTTTTGTAAGAGCATTTGAACCACCGATAGCTAAGATAGTTACCAATATCCAAAACCAGATTTTTTTATAAAAAGGCTTAGAATTAGCGCTTTTTTCCTTTTTCATAACATCTCCTTAAACTATATTTGCTAAATTATAATATTCCTCTTTTACCATGATTTCATTCGTCATGGTTTTTAGATTGTAGTAAGACATGAATTTGAGGTAATCAAACTCTGTGGGGTCGTCTAAGCTTTCTAGTGCGTCTTTTACGAGATGATGGATCATATTCCTATCAGCTTCGTTTTCGCAGCGTAGACGGGCGTTTTGGTATTCTGATAGCGTGTGATCTTTATGCCCAAGCTCATGCAATAGCACTTTTACTCGCTCTTTTTTGTTGAGTTTACTTGATAAAAAAGCTGTGTTCGTCTCTTTTTCGTAAAAACCCAGTTCGTCAGGAATTAAATCACCATCAAAATCAACAATGCGAACTTGAAAATGACTTATAATTTCTTTTTCGGTCACTAAGCAGCACCTCTAATCACCAGCTTCTTTGAGATAACCTTCAATGATAGACTGGATGATTTTCTTCTTTTCGTCTGTTAACTCTCTACCGCCGAACATCATAACATTAGATGCCATTTCTTCAACATTTAGAACTTTCCCTTGCCAGGTGTACTCTTTGGAATCGCCAGCGATGGCAGGGTTATCTGTGCGACCAAGTAAATAATCTGTGGACACATTGAAGTAGTCAGCAATCATTGAAACTCGTTCAACATTTGGTGTGGATTTCTTCATGTTATAAATTGTATTTCTGCTAAAACCTAGTTTTTCTTCAAGTTTATTTAATGAAATACCTTGTTTGTCAGCCAATTCTTTTATTTTTTCAAATGTGAAAAACATTGATACATCAACCTTTCTAAGGCATGACAAAAAATATTTAATAAATTCATTACAAATTCGTTGACAAATTTTAATAAATTTACTACAATAGTTTTTGTAAGCTAAAGAGTTAGCGAACAAGACAACTAAAAAATAAAGCCTAATGAAACTGATTGGCGTCCGTTTTCTAGGTAGAACCTTACTTTTTAGTAGGTCTTTTCTCTATGTTTTGATTTTAATAAATTTATTTATCAATGTCAAGAAATTCGCTAACTTTTTAGATAATTTTTTAAAAGAAAGGAGAGGGAGATGGAGAAAGAATATCTAGCCGAAGAGGACGCAGCAAAAATCAAAAAAGAACTTTTGAAAGTTCTTCGTAGTCATGATCTAAATAGCGGACTAGCCAAGGCGGTCCTTACTGATACTATTGAGACAATTGAAAACTATTCACAGTTGCCAGAGTAGTTATTTGAGGCTTTTGATAATAGCCTCAGCCGAATTTTTTAGGAGCTTTCTAGTCTTATCAGTATCAGAACTACCTACCCATAATAGTTTTGATGTTGCATCAGTTTTGACTAGGCATACTTCATCATAGGTTTTGCCTGCTTGATTCTGATAAATAATGTTAACAACAATGGTTTCCTTAAAGCTATTATCCAGTATGTGCATAAATTTTTGTGAGGGAGCTATGGTATAACCGACTAGGGAAGACATATTAAAACCTAGTTTATCAATATCTTTTGAAAATTTCAAATCTAGGATAGTTGCAGAGGTGTTCCCAAAGTTTTTAATAACGAGGTACTTATGAAAATCATTGATTTCAATCGTATCTAAGTAAGCAACGATAACAGGACGATTTGCATCTTCAGTTATCTCTGCTGTGAGTTTATTTGCATCACTGGCTATTTTGACAGCTTTGTGTGAATAGTAAATCGAAATAATACTGACTGATGTAGAAGCAATGATGGAAATAATATTAATAATATCGCTAAGCATATATAACCTCAAATTTTTATTTTAATTATATCAAATTTAGAAAGGAAAAATAATGAGTAAAGAACTAAAAAAAATCAAGGCTAAAATCAAAACTCGTTTGATTGAGTTGGATATGACTCAAGCTGAGTTAGCTAAGCAAGTTCCTGTTGCAAGTTCGGTGATTTCTGAATTGTTGCGATATGGGAAAGGCAGCGACACTGTTAAAGAGAAAGTGTCAGAAGTTCTAGGAATTGAAAATCCTTGGGCAAAAATTTAGAAAGTGAGAAAAAATATATGAACGAAATTTTTAACTTTCACGGGCAAGAAGTCCGTACTTTGACAATTGATGATGAGCCGTGGTTCGTTGGGAAGGATGTTGCGGACATCTTGGGGTACGCTAAACCTTTGGATGCAATTTCTCGGCACGTTGATGAAGATGACTCCGTGAAATACGGACTCACCGACAATCTAGGTCGAACACAAAACACTATCATCATTAACGAATCTGGCCTCTACTCTCTCATTCTTTCGAGTAAGCTTCCACAAGCGAAAGAATTTAAACGCTGGGTGACATCAGAGGTCTTGCCAGCTATTCGCAAGCAGGGCGGATTCATCCGTGAGGACTTGGATGAGGATGCCTTCATCGCTCTATTCACTGGCTAGAAGAAATTGCGTGAGCAACAGGCGACCATGCTTGAAGATATTGACTATCTCAAGAGTGAACAACCGATTCATCCGAGCTACGCTCAGTCGCTACTGAAGAAGCGTAAGGCTCGGGTCGTGGCTTGTCTTGGTGGTATTGATAGCCCAGCTTATGCTGACAAAATCTTCGCTCAGTCAGTCTTTAGACAAGCTGAGATTGATTTTAAGGATCACTTCAACATCAGTCGCTATGACTTGCTACCTAAAAAGTTTGCAGATGCAGCCTTAGCTTACTGGATGACGTGGGAGCCAAGCACTAATACCAAGATGAAAATCATGAAATTGAACTCATTTGACGAAGTTTAGAAAGGGAAAAAGATGGATAATGTTCTACTTTCGTTAACAGACTGGATCAAATCCATTATCAAGGACACGATCACAAGGTTGGTTGAAATAGAAAAAGATAGTGACCACTATCCTGAATTGATGGATGTGAGCACTACCTGTGAATTTCTAGGAATTAAGTATGACACATTTTCAGATAATTATCGTTACTTAAAGGGATTTCCTAAAGAACTCCCTGGTAAGAAATGGTCAAAAAGAGCCATCAAAGAATGGCTCTCTAATCAAATATAATAACTTTACTAAAAGGCTTCTGGACAAGGTCTTAAAAGAGGAGAAAAAAATGAACAATTTACAAATTATCGTAGCAGGCACACTAGTATCAGTAGTCTTGATTGAATCGCTGATGATGAATATCAGACTTAAAAAAGCACTTAAAAGGAAATCAACGACTAGTGAGATTAGTCCTCAGCGTAGCTATCAAAAGGGATTTGTTGACCCTAAAACTGGCAGACGTGTGGATATTGACCCTAGAACCAGAAAAGAAACGTTTGTGGATCGAGGAAGATGATGGACGATTTAAAAATATTGCCACATGATATTCAGGCTGAGCAATCGGTGCTTGGGTCAATCTTTATATCACCAGATGTACTGCTTTCACTAGCAGATATTCTGTCAGAAGAAGACTTTTACAAGCCTTCAAATAAGATTGTATTCAAGACAATGCTGTCACTCCTTAGGAAAGGAGAGCCAATTGATGCGACTACAATAATTTCTGCTCTCACTAGTCAGGGAGAAATCAAGCATGTTGGTGGGATTAACTACATTGTCGAACTGGTAAATTCTACACCAACTTCAAAAAACGCTGAACATTATGCAAAGATTGTAAAAGAAAAATCAACTCTTAGAAAGATAATCGCTGGATTGTCAGATTCGCTTTCTAGCGCTTATCAAGGCGATGTGACAATCAATGACATCATCGCAAAGACTGAAAAGTCTATGCTCGACATCAGCAATCAAAATACGGTCACTGGATTTCGTAATGTGGCCGATATCCTTGATACGCATATGCAGATAGTAGAGACACGGTCACAGACGGATGGCTTTGTGACGGGTTTGTCTACTGGTTTTATCGGACTAGATAAGATCACGACAGGTCTTCATGAGGATAATCTCATCATTCTAGCCGCTAGGCCTGCTATGGGTAAGACGGCTTTAGCTCTCAATGTCGCTAAGCATGTAGCCGTCACAGAAAATAAACCAGCTGTTATTTTTTCACTTGAAATGGGCGCAGAGGACTTGGTTGAGCGTATGGTGGCATCAGAGGGAATGGTTCCAGCTTATCATCTTAAAACAGGAAATCTTGACACAGACGAGTGGAAAAGGTTGATTCAAGCGCAAAGCAATCTCTATGATGCCCCTATCTTTGTAGACGATACGGCTGGTATTCGTATCTCTGAGATACGGTCAAAGGCTCGAAAGCTTGCCCAGGAAATGGGAGGTCTTGGAGTCATTATCATTGACTACTTGCAACTGATCACTGGATCAAAAGGCGAGAATCGACAGCAGGTGGTTTCTGAGATTTCTAGGGAATTGAAGATACTAGCTAAGGATTTGAAAGTACCTGTCATTGCCCTGTCACAGTTGAGTCGGGCGGTTGAGCAGAGACAAGATAAGCGCCCGATGCTGGCAGACTTGCGAGAGTCTGGTTCTATTGAGCAAGATGCTGATATTGTAGCCTTCTTGTATCGTGATGCCTACTACCAGAAAGAGCAAGCTGACAGTCAAGAAGTGAATAATGTGACGGAGCTGATCCTGGAAAAGAACCGACACGGCAGTCTTGGGACGGTGAAGCTGTATTTTCACAAAGAGTACACAAAATTTTCAAGCGTGGAGGAATAGATGGCACAACGAAGAATGTTTAGTAGAAAAATCACTGAAACTGACCGTTTTCTTGAAATGCCATTATCATCACAAGCTCTCTATTTTCATCTGAATATGGGAGCTGATGATGAAGGGTTTATTGACAAGGCGAAAACGATTCAGAGAACTATCGGAGCTAGCGACGATGACATGAAATTACTTATCGCAAAAGGGTTCCTTATTCCTTTTGATAACGGTGTGGTTGTCATTCGTCATTGGCGGATTCACAATTATATTCGTTCGGATAGATTCCAATCAACATTGTACCAATCAGAAAAGGCTCAATTGGAATTTGATAAGTCAAAAACAGCTGACCTTAAGCCTTTAGAAAATGTCATACCAAATGGATACCAAATGGAGACACAGGTTAGGTTAAGTAAGGGTAGCTTAGATAAGGATAGCTTAACTACCTATCCTACTGTTTCAGACAACGAGGAAGAAGATATTCCATATAAGGAAATTATATCTTACTTGAATGAGAAAGCCAATAGGAATTACAAGGCAAATGGTTTAAAGACTCGCACTAATATCAAGGCTAGATGGAACGAAGGATTCAGATTAGATGACTTTATCCATGTGATTGACACAATGGTCAAAGATTGGTCTGGCACCAAGTATGAGAAATATCTCAGACCCGAGACTCTATTCGGACCAAAATTTGAAGGTTATCTGAATCAAGCACCACGAACCAAGAAAGAAATAATCGACGAAAGGTTAGGTTTTTGATGGATTTTAGAAATTTTGAAGCTAGGCAGGTCTTAGACGAGACTTGCGAAGTGCACGGTTGCCAGCTCTGGATGACCAAAATGCCGATCAAGGGAAGGCTGGAAGAAATCAAGCAGTGCCCTGAATGTACCAAGGCTGCGATTAGCCTTTTTGAAAAAAAGCTAAATGAGACTTCAGAAGTGCAAAGCAAGCTAGCTGATACTTATGCTATCTTTGAGAGAGATAGCATTATCTCAGACAAGCTAAGAGACAAGAGTTTGCGAAATTATGAGGTCATGAGCGACATTGACCAGGAAGCAGTAAATTTTGTAAAGCGTCTGGAACGTTGCTATGCGAAAGGTGAGACTGGCAACGCTATTATCACTGGCCCGTCTGGCGTTGGGAAGAGTCATTTGACTTATGGCTTGGCCGCTTATCTCAATGAACAGTTTAAGTCTTATGATGAGCCGAAAAGCGTGCTTTTCGTGTCGGTGGTGAGACTCTTTAGCTTAATCAAAGAGAGCTTCAAGGTTGAGAATGGGTACTCTGAGTCTAAGATGGTAAAGCTGTTGACCGATGTTGACTTTCTCTTTCTTGACGATCTAGGAAAAGAGAGTCGCAGAGCGGACGCTCGCAGTAATGAGTGGGCGCATCGTGTGCTCTACGAGATTTTGGATAATCGTAGCAACACGATCATCAACACAAACTTGTCCAGCGAAGAAATCAAGGCGCTGTATGCGGATGATTTTGGGAATGGTGCTCTGTCAAGTCGTATCTTTGAGGGTGCGACAGGTAGGTGCTTTGTATATCCTGCTGGGATGAAGGATAGGAGGTATTGATTATCAGAGAGATGGTAGTTTGGGCTCTTTTTGATAGTGGAAATGGTTCGTATCTTAAAGGTGCGAAAGCATTGAATCGTTCAGGGGGGGCGAACATTGATATCTATCCGATTGGGAAAGATGTAGAAAACAAGAACAATCATTTTATAAATTTGAACCTTGCTGATTATGGACGTTTATTTGGTGACAATACGCTCTTTAATGAGTTAGACAAATTGCCAAAACCTGATTTGATTATTGCTAGTCCACCATGCGAATCCTGGTCAAATGCTTCTGCTATGGAGAATGGGAATGCGTGTTGGAAACGCAATGATGTTTCTGATAGCTTGTTTGCTCCTCAAGTAAGACCTTCACCCTTCACAATTAGGGCAAATCAGGATTACGAGTCAGCTTATATGAATCATCAGTATGATAGGCAATTTCTTAAAAGGGTCAATGGAGAGTTAACGGCTTTCAACACAATAGAAATCATAAAAAGATATAGACCACAATTTTGGGTTATTGAGAATCCAGCTGCTGACAGATTGTGGCCCTACATTGAGGATATTATTGGATTCAGAATTCCATACAAAAACCTAGCTAGATACAATAATTATGATTATCCTTTACAAAAACGGACGATTTTTGGAAGCAATATTGAACTTAATCTTAAGAATAAAATTATCAAGCAGGACATAGAGTGGAAGAATTTCTCAAAATCATACAATGAGCGTTCAAATATTCCTCAAAAACTTGTGATCGAGATTTTTGAGAAAGTATATAAAGAATTTTTAAAGGAGAAAAAAGATGAATAGTAGAAAACTTGAAGAAAAAGTAGAGCAATGGTTTACAGAAAGAAATCTACATGAGGCCAATCCAGTCAAGCAGTTTGAAAAGCTCATGGAAGAAGCTGGTGAATTGTTTGAGGGCATTGCTAAAGGTAGAAATGAGCTGATTTATGATGCTTTAGGTGACATTCAAGTCGTCTTAATTGGACTTGAGCAGCAGATTCGTAATGGTGCAGAGATTGATGCTACTGCTCAGGAGCTGGAATTGTTACTCATGGTTTCGAGTCTTGGCAATCTTGCTCAGAAGCTTTATAAGCATGTGTTCCACAAAGAAACCAAGCAACCGCTCATCAAGCCTGATTTGATGCTTTTGCACAGCGCAATTCATGCGCTGGCTCTTTACAATGAGACAAGCGCCGATGACTGTCTAGCATTAGCTTACCAGACTATAAAACATCGCAAAGGGAAAATGATTGATGGTGTGTTCATAAAAGAGGAGGATTTAAAATGAGAGAACATAGTATTTACATTTTTAGCATTGTTGTTTTGCTAGCGATTCTGATGGCAGCAATCATCAAGATTAACAGGCTCAACGAGCGGGTGGAACAGCTAGAAGCTAGAAAATTGATTACGATTCATAGGGCTGATAATGCAGGAGGTTCTATGGATGTCCTTGGGAAAATCACTGATAAAGAGGTGATTGATGGGAGACACACTGTGACGGTTGGAGCTTATGGTCGATTTTTGGTCACAAAAGAGCAATATGACCAAATCAACATAGGCGATCCAATACCAGAATTTTTGAAAGGACGGGGAAAATAATGACAAAATGTGATTTTACTACTGAACAATCGAATATACCAACTGAAGAGGGTCAGTTTACAGGTATCAAAATTGTCCATGACAATGTACACAATCCAAGCCATTATCAAGGAAAGTATGGAATGGAATCAATCAATGTCCTCAGAAATTTTATGACATCGGAACAGCTCAAGGGATTTTATCTTGGGAATGCTTTGAAATATCAGCTGCGCTATCAGAAGAAGAACGGGCTTGAAGACCTGAAGAAAGCTCGTAAGAATCTGGATTGGCTGATTGAGGAGGTGGAAGAATGAAACCTTGTAAATATCCTTATGCAGGAGCCAAAAAGCGAAGACAAGAACCTGTGGAACCACTGATTATCGCTCGTCCAATAAAAATTGAGGAAATCAAAATAAAAATACAAGTAGCCAGCGACTATTTACATTATGGTTCGAAATTATCATTGGATATTTCGGGCTATAGCAAGAAAATCAGAGTAGAACTATTTTATCCAAATGTCCTCTTATCTAATTTTGAGGCGACGCAAATTGAAATGCTCTTTTATAAAAAACTTGAAGAATTAACAGCAGATAAATTTATGACCTTCAAAGAATCCGAATGGAAATCTTTTTGTACCGAGTTGATAAGCAAGTTTAGAGTTTTGGAGGGAATTCAATGACGGTAAAAGAATTTAAAGAGAAATTAAACGAGTTCGATGATGATCTGATAATAGAAGTCATCTTGACAGATGTAGAACCATATGAATTGCTTTCGGAAGTTGATGAACGTGGATGTGTCTCCATTTATTCTGAAGAAGGTAGATATTTTGATTTTCATCTAGGAAATCTAGGGAAATTAATAATTGAGGGGGAAGGATTTTGATTAACAACGTTGTACTTGTGGGACGTATGACCCGTGATGCCGAACTTCACTATACACCACAAAACCTAGCGGTCGCAACCTTTACTCTGGCTGTTAATCGCAAATTTAAAAATCAAAGTGGTGAACGTGAAGCGGACTTTATCAATTGTGTCATCTGGCGTCAGCAGGCAGAAAACCTTGCTAATTGGGCTAAAAAAGGCGCTCTAATCGGAATTACTGGTCGCATTCAGACTCGTAACTACGACAATCAGCAAGGTCAGCGTGTCTATGTCACAGAAGTTGTTGCAGACAACTTTCAGCTTTTAGAAAGTCGTAACAAAGCTGCTAATCATAGCAGCATCGACGAGCAGATGCCACCAGCTTTTGAAAATAGCCAGCCGATGGACATCTCAGATGATGACTTACCGTTTTAGGAGGCAGAAATGTCAGAATATAAGAAACCAACCTACATCATTATCCAGGAAGCAATGGCTGACCGCATTCGCTTCCTAGAAGATGAGCTATACGAGCGAGCATACAAAGATATCGAAAGGCAAGAAGCTGAGATTGATAGTTTAAAAGAAAAATGTGTCAATCTCATGCTAGAAAATGCTGATCATATCTGGGATGATATGTGTCGCTCAGCTATTGCACACGAAAAAGCCGAAAAACGGCGGCCACATCGGCGTTGGAGGGGATGGAGATGAAACTAAAATATAAACACATGCAGATTGTAAAGCATGCCTTGCAATACTATATTAAGCGTGAAGGTGCGAATGAACATGATTTAATGGTTGAGCGCAATCTTCTGGACAAGGTCAAATCTGAGATTGAAGATTTTAAGGAAAATGTGATGAAAAATCCATGTAGAGGTGAGAAATGATATTGTTTGAAATTATCAAAATTTTAGGAGCTATGATTATCATAGCGAGCTTGATGGTTCTATTATTGGCTATTTTAGTTAGTGGATGGAGGGGAATTTTCAAAAATGAACAAAAGAATCAAGAAGAAGAAAGCTAAGCAAGCTCTACTACGTGAGCAAGAAAGGGTGAATCAAGAATTGGCTAAGCTAAGTCCTGAAGAACTTGAAGAAGTAATGAGGTCAGTCAGTCAAGTATTTCAGGAAATAGGGAAAGTCATTGCTTGTATTTTCGATGACTTGATAGCATTTTTTAAGAACTTAGAGGTGACAATTGAAGAAACTGAACGACAAAGAACTGAAAACATTGGACGAAGAACTTTTCAAGTTCCGAGGCATCCAGCGAACCATAGATTTACGCAGATTGGAATTAACAACCAGAAATCCAGACAGCCAAGTAGGTCCGTCAATCGGTATCAGCAAACCTACAGAAACCGCTGCTATCAAGCTCGCAGATGATCCTACACTAAAATTTCTTGAAGGTTTTAAGGAAATTGTAGATAAGCTACTTGCTGATCTAATTGATGAAGACAAGGAAATATTTAATCTTCGTTGGCAGTATCCACAGCTACGTTGGGAAGAAATCGCAGACCAGAAGTTTATGAGCCGTGCTACCATTTATCGCCGCCGCAGAATCATTTTAGAGCAGTATGCGATTCTGAAAGGCGAATTGTAGCAAAGAAATGAGAAAAAAAGTATCTTGTATTCTCACGAAAAACGATTTATTATTGTAGCATGAACTTCTAAAACAAAATATCAAAAAGTCAGTCTAGTTGCTGACTTTTTACTTTTATTGAGAGGAGGCAGACAAAATGAATAGAATGGATCCAATCACTGACAGAGATGTCATCCATGAAATCGAAGACTATTTGAGAGAATGGAATGAGATGTACTATTTGCTCTTTGAAACAGCTTTATATACTGGGTATAGAATTACGGACATTTTGAACATAAGAGTAAGAGATGTGCAGGGGTGGGATATCAAGCTACGAGAAGGCAAGACCCAAAAACTCCGTGAAGTCAGAATGACACCAGAACTCAAAAGAACCATGCGTGCTTTTGTAAAAGGTAAACCTCTGAATCACTTTGTATTCAAAAGTAGGCAAGGAAAGAATAAGCCGATAAGTAGACAACGATTTGATCAGGTATTAAAACAAGTGGTGGCTGAACTGGACATTGATAATATAGCCGCTCACTCAATCCGAAAAACATTTGGCTTTTTCTATTATCAAAAATTTGACGGTGTTAATGACTTAATGACCATTTTCAACCATTCGTCAGAACGCACCACGCTAATCTACATTGGGGACAAACAGGTCACATTCAAGAAGAATATGACTAAGTTTAAAATCTGATTCTTTTTATTTTTTTGCTATTAAGTTTGTCATATTGAAAAGTTGTCAAACTTAGAATAGTGATTTGAATTAAAAGTGATTACATCAACGCTCAAAGATTTTTGCTGAGTTTAACAGAATATACAGTATGACAAACTCAGCTAACAGCCATACTAGTAAAATGGAATAATTACTTTAAAGAATCAGAATGAGAAAAAAGACCTCTTGAAGTCTCACAAAAAAGGTTTTATTATGGTAGCATAGATTTCTTGTATGAGTAGGGATAGGTTTATGACCTGTCCCTTTTGTGTTGCTAGGGAGAGTTATATGGCATATTACAAACCAGTTAGACTAACTCTAAAAACAAAGAAGTGGGAAAAGTTCCGTGACAAGATGATGCGGAAGTTTAACTATCTTTGCCAAGAAAATTTGAGGTATGGCCTATCAGTTCCAGCTGAAATGATTCACCATATCTTTCCAGTCTCTGAATATCCTGAGCTTGAGTTTGTGGAATGGAATTGTTTAGCGTTATCTAATCGCAAACATAATACATTTCATGACAGAGTTAATGACAAAGTTATTGGAAATGGAATTTATTGGCAGAGAAAGAGAAAAAAGGAATTTGAGGAATTTTATGGCTACCCCCCCACTTTTTGAAAATTTTCTTGAGTGTCTTGGGAACCGGGGAAGGGAACTTTTTCCAAGTCGGAGGCGCTCAGAGAAAAAGGGGGTAAAAACTCAGCGATTTTTGAGAAAGGGGGTTAGTTTTTGGCTAAACCAATTACAGTAAAGTCAATCAAGTCAAAAGTGGTCAAGCAGATGAAAGACTTGGGTACTTATCGAAAAGAATTTGAAATGATCATTGATATCTTTGCTGGAATGTTGTTTCAGTACCAGAAACTAGCTCAAGAATATGCTGATATGGGCTATCCTGTTACAGATGTCTATGTCAATAAGGCTGGTGCTGAGAATGAGAGGAAAGTTCCTATCTTGACAGCAATGGAAATACTCAGGAAAGATATTCTGAGCTATTCTAACCAGCTTATGCTCAATCCAAAATCACTTGGTGAGGTTGTGGAACAGGACAAAGGCTCACCACTTACTGAGGTCATGAAGTTTAAGAATGAACTAAAAAAGAAGAGGGTGAGAGATGGATAAAGACTTTGAGATTAGGTTCTCAGCTTTTCGTCATGCTCTGACCAATCTTGGTAAAGCCAAGGCCTATGTTGACTATGTGCTTAACTTTCAAGAAGAGCACAATGAAGAACGTATCTTGGCCGCTGAACGCTTTCTGAGGGACTTGGAAAATCCAGCCTATGAACTGGATGAAGATATAGTTGATTTTGCAATTCACTTCATCGAGAACTCGATAGTCCATCAGCAGGGTGATGACATGTTTGCCATGTCCATCCGTAATAAGCCTTTGATTTTGCAACCATGGCAACATTTCACGGTTGTCAATCTCTTTGGTTTCTATCACACTGGGACGAATGAGCGTAGGTTTAAAGAAGCCTTGATAATGCTGGCTCGTAAAAATGGTAAGACCAGTTTTACAGCTGCTGTTGCTCTACTTTATCAGATATTAGATTCTGACAGTGGTTCAAAATGCTATATTGTGGCCAACTCTGTCAAGCAAGCACTAGAAGCCTTCAATTTCATCAAGTTCAACGTGGAACGATGGAATGACAAGTCTATCCGTATCAAGGATAATAACCAGGAACACTCTATCACAGCTAATTTTGGAGATGATGGGTCATTCTATATTCAGGCTTTGGCCAACGATGAGAGCCGTTTGGACTCTCTCAATGGAAATGTCACGGTTATCGATGAAGCTCATACCATGCGAAATTCTAAGAAGTATGGTCTCATGAAGAAAACAATGTCAGCATACCGTAACAGTATGCTTTTTGTTATCTCTACGGCGGGGGATATTCCAACAGGCTTTCTTGCTAACCGCTTGAAATACTGTCAGAAAGTGCTCAAGCAGTTGGTGCAGGACGAGGCATTATTCATATTCATCTGTAAAGCCAATCAGACAACGGATGGAGATGTTGGTGACTATCTTGATGACAATGTTTTGAAGATGGCTAACCCTTCATGGGGTGTCACGGTGTCGATGCCAGCCCTGAGAGCTGAAGCTGAGCAGGCTATGAACGATCCACAGACTAGAAATGAGTTTTTTAACAAGACATTGAATGTCTTCACAAACTCTATGAATGCCTATTTCAACCCTGATGAGTTCATTGCTAGTGATGATTGTTATGATTGGAACTTGGAAGAGCTGGCACGCTTGCCTATTAAGTGGTATGGCGGTGCGGACTTGTCAAGGTTGCATGACTTGACGGCTGCTGCTCTCTATGGCATTTACAACGACGGCGAGAAGGACGTTGATATCTGTATCACACACGCTTTCTTTCCTCGTGTAAATGCTCAGAAGAAAGCCAACGATGACGGGATTCCACTTTTTGGTTGGCAGTCTGACGGCTGGCTAACTATGAGCAATACACCAACGGTTCTCTATGATGATATTGTCAAATGGTTCATCAAGATGAGAGAGAAAGGGTTCAAGATTGCTGCTGTTGGGATGGATAGAAAGTTTGGCCGTGAATTTTTGACCAAGATGAAAAAAGCTAAGTTCAAGATGATAGACCAGCCACAGCTTTTTTACTTAAAATCCGAGGGATTCAGACGGATTGAGTTTAAGGTCAAGAATAAGGAGTTCTATTATCTTCATTCCGACGCTTACGAATACTGTGTGAGCAATGTTAGAGCGATTGAAAAGGTGGATGACGCTGTGCAATATGAGAAATTAGATGGCGACGGTGGTACTGCAAGGATTGACTTGTTCGATGCCAGCGTCTTTGCTTGTATTCAGGCTCTTGCTAACCTTGGTAAGAACCAGAACGTGATGAGCTACTTTGATTAGGTGGAATATGAAAGATATTTTTTTACCACTGGATAAGCCTTTCCAGCTAGAGCTGTCAATACTAGATCCTAAAGTTAATCCAGAACATTGTAGAATTGGACAGACTGAGAAAGAGATAATTGTGAATAGAAAGGAGGTGAGAAAACATGGGATTTTTAGACAGACTATTGAGAAGTAACAAGTCAAAGTCAACAGTCAACATGCTAAGTCATGCTAATTTTGGTGTGATTTTTGATGGTGACAACTACATTCCCTTGGCTCGGAATCCTGATGTGATTATGGCAGTCAATAAGATTGCTGACATGGTATCAAATATGACTATTCACTTGATGGAAAATACTGACAAGGGTGATATACGAGTCAAAGATGGTCTAGCTCGTAAGATTGATGTCAATCCTTGCCAGTACATGACAAGAAAGACATGGATTTTCAAGATTGTCCGTGATTTATTACTGTATGGCGACGGTAATTCTATTCTTCATGTAGAATATGACCCTGTAACTGATTATATTTTGAACTTGAGACCTTTTCCAATGAGCGAGGTATCGTTTAAGTCCAATGATAAGGCATATTTAATCAGTCACAAAGGAATTGATTATGATCCTGATGAAGTTATTCATTTTGCCATCAATCCTGACCCTGATAACCCTTATATTGGAACAGGGTACAGGTTGGAATTACGGGACATTGTCCGAAATTTGAACATGGCCACTCAAACTAAGAAAGGGTTCATGAGTGGCAAGAATGTTCCTAGCTTGATTGTAAAAGTAGATTCATCTAGCGATGAGCTTGGTAGTCAAGAAGGGCGTGACAGGATTGCTAAGAAGTATCTATCTACCAGTCAGTCAGGTGAACCGTGGATTATTCCAGATGCTCTTATGGAAGTTGAGCAGGTCAAGCCGCTAAGTTTGAATGATATCGCTTTGAATGAATCTGTAGAAATTGATAAAAAGACAGTAGCTGGACTTTTAGGAGTACCAGCTTTTGTTTTGGGTGTAGGAAAATTCAACAAAGTTGAATACAACAACTTTGTAAACACTACAGTCATGAGTATCGCTACAACAATCACACAGACTCTCACAAGGGATTTACTTGTTTCAAGCAATCGTTACTTTAAATTCAATCCACGTTCACTTTACTCTTACGACATCACCGAACTATCAACTGTCGCAAGGCAGATGACTAGTAATGCTGCTATGCGTCGTAATGAATGGCGTGATTGGGTTGGTATGACTCCTGATCCTGAAATGGATGAAATCATTGTTCTTGAAAACTATCTGCCACAAGGGGAGCTAGGCAATCAGAGCAAACTAATTAAGGAAGGAGGAGATACCGATGAAGAAACGTAAGGCTTATATATCCACTCAATTTCAAACACGAGAAGAACAGGAATCTGGTGATTTGATTTTGAGTGGCTACTTTATCAAGTTCGATGAAGAGACTGAACTTTGGCCTGGTTATTTTGAGGTTATCAAGCGTGAGGGCGTTGAAAAAGCTATCCAAGATGCTGATATTCGTGCCTTATTTAACCATGACCATAGTTTGGTACTTGGTCGGACTGGAAATGATACAGTGCGGCTCGATGTTGATGATGTTGGGCTCTTTGGGGATATCATCATCAATAAGAATGACCCTCAAGCTGTCGGTGCTTATGCTCGTGTTCAACGTGGTGATGTGATTGGATGTAGCTTTGGCTTTATGCCTATCAAAACCAATACAGAAGAGCGTGATGACGGTTCTTACTTGGACACTATTCTTGAATTGGAAATTTTTGAAGTGAGTCCATGTACTTTCCCAGCATATCCACAGACTGAAATTGCTGCACGTCAAAAAGACTTTGAAAGTCAACAGCGTGCTAACCGTGAGGCGCTTGATAAGCGTAAAAAAGAAATTAAGGAGAAATTTAAGCTATGAATAAGGCTCTAATTTTTGGCGCTCGCATGCGCACTAAGGCTACTAAAGTAGCTGAACTTGAAGAGTCCATTGAGGACTTGAACAAACGCTCTGCACTTGAAGCAGAGAAACTTGAACGTGCTGAGACAGATGAGGAAGTTTCAGCTGTTGAAAAGTCTCTGGAAGAGATCCAGAAAGAACTCGATGAAAAACAAGCTGAAAAAGAGCAGCTTGAAAAGGAAATTGAAGAACTCCAGAAACAAATTGATGAGCAAAATCGGAAAGCTCCCGTGCCTGGAAATTCGGAAAAACGTGGAGGAAAGCAAAAAATGGAAAAACGTGAAGCGATCGCGAAATATATTCGTTTGCACGGGCAAACTCGTGACATCGAAGGACTGAAGACAACTGATTCTGGTAGCGCAGCACTAATCCCTGTTGAAATTTTGAAGCCGCTTTTTGTTGAAAAAAGTCGTAATCCGCTACTAGATCTTATCAAGCGTGTCAAAGTCAACAGTGGTGGAGGTAAGTATCCGATTATCAAGAAAACTGATAATAAAATGGTATCTGTTGATGAACTGAAAGCCAATCCAGAGCTGGGAAAACCCGCTATCAAAGAAGTTGATTACTCTATCAAAACCTACCGTGGTTATATTCCGATTTCCCAGGAAATGCTTGATGATGCAGACTATGACATCATGGCAATCGTTGAAGATGAAATCTATAACCAAGGGGAAAATACTGAACTTTATCTCATTACCCAGATCCTTAAGACGGCTACTGTAGCAAATGCAACAGGCCTTGATGGTCTGAAAGACATCTACAATGTTAAGCTGAAAGCTATCTATAAAACAAGTATTGTAGTGACTAAGTCAATGTTCAACGCCTTAGATAAGGTCAAGGATAAAGATGGGCGCTATATGTTGCAGCAAGATGTGACTTCTCCAACAGGTCATTCTTTTGGTGGCAAAACTATCTATACGGTTGATGATACTGTTTTCGGTAACGAAGGAGATATGAAGTTCTTTATTGGAGACATCGAAGCTTTCTTGACACTATTTGACCGTACCCAAACATTTGTCAAGTGGGTCAATAATGATCTTTATGGTCAGTTACTTGGTCTTTTTGTTCGTCTAGATCTCAAAAAGACGGATTCAGACGCAGGATTCTTCGGCACTTACACCGACGCTGTAATGTAAGGAGGCAGAATATGAGTTATAAAGTAATTCGTCCGTTCAAGGACTTGTCTGATCCTAAAAAGCATGACTACTCTGTTGGAGATGCCTTTCCTCGAGAAGGGTATGATCCGACAGATGTCTTTACCAATGGGCTTTTAACTGGCGCAAACTCAGCTGGTTCAATTTTCATCGCTGTAGCAGATGAAGAATCAGAAAAGCAGGAAGTAGCTGAAGTTGGTAAAGTGTCAGATACAACTGAAGATACTGCTGAAGCTACTGAAGATGGCACTCTAACTGAAGATGCTGCTGAAGAGGAAGCTCCATCCGAAGCTGAAGCTGCTGAAGAGGAGAACCCAGCTGAGGAAGAGACTGAAACTACTGAAGAGGAAGTTTCAGCTGAAAAACCAAAACGCAAGCGTGCGACTAAAAAGGTGGAGGAATAATTATGAACAAGGGTCAGCTGTTAGAATCACTTAAACTGAAGCTGGGAATTTCAACCACTCTCAGGGATAAGCCTTTGAAGAAAATCATTGACGCTGTCATCTCTGAACTTGGAGAAAACTTAGGTGTCGTGCTTGATCCAGAGCAGGCTGACCATGAAATGTTTGTGGTTGATTTTGCCGCTTATCGCTATGAAGGTGGTGCGGATATGCCACGTCACCTTCAGTGGCGTTTGCATAATCTACAAGTTTCATCGAAAGGAAAGGTCAGCGATGTGGAACAATGAAATCACACTGATAGGCAAGAAAATCACTGGTAAAGACAAGCTGAAACAGAACATTACAGAAGAAGTTAAAACTAAATTGTTATGTCGTAAACGGTCAATTACTAGATCAGAGTTTTATCAGGCTAATCAGGCTGGACTTCGTCCAAGTCTGGTTGTTGATATCCATAGCTTTGAATATGAGAATCAGGAGTTGGCTGAGTTTGACGGCAAAAGATATCGTATCATTAAAACCTATCCAATTGACCTTGAAATCCTAGAATTAACCTTGATGGAGAAATTGCCATGAGTAATGATTTAGCTAGTCTGATTGCTAAAGAGTTGGCTGATTACTCAAAGGAAGTTGAAGAGGAAGTTGATGAGATAGCAGAGGATGTTGCTGAAGAGACCGTCCAAGAATTAAAAGAAAATAGCCCTAAAAGGTATGGTAAGTATCGTAGGAGCTGGCGCAAGAAGAAACTGAAAACAGGATCTTATGTTGTTTACAACGTTGTTGCTAGCCTTACCCACTTACTAGAGAAAGGGCATTTGTCAAGGAACGGTGGACGTGTTGCTGGTATCGTGCATATCAAGCCAGCGGAAGAAAATGCTATAGAGACTTTCGAGAAAAGAATCAAGGAGATTGGCCGATGAAACTATCAGAGTTTGCAGAAATTTTGGAAAAGTCAGGATTGCCTGTCACTTACCACGCTTATCAGGAGGGAAATGTTCCTGATTTGCCTTACCTAGTTTATTTTGAATCAAATCCTATTGTCAATGCTGCCGATGACACTGTCAATCATCAGATTAAGTCAGTGATTGTTGAGCTGGCTTTTGAGAAAAAGGATGAAGCTTTAGAGGAGCGCTTAGAAGAGCTATGGTCTATCCATGAGCTCTTTTTTGAAGCTCAAGAAGAAAATTTTATTGAGACTGAAAGGCTCTATGTCAAGTCTTACACAGTTTATTTGTATTAAGAAATGGAGGAATGACATGACAGCAACTGAAAATAAAGTTACATATGGATTGAAAAATGTACACGTTGCGCCAGTAAAATCACTTGCACTTGATACGGGTGTTATCACCTATGACGAAATCTTTCGCTTTCCTGGCGCTATGGAATTGACTCTTGATCCAAAAGGGGAAACAGGGTCTATTGATGCGGATGATATTGCTTATCACTTCATGAACTCGAATGAGGGATATGATGGAAAATTGAAAATCCCTCATATCATCGAATTGTTTGCTACGAAAATCTTGGGTGAACTAAAAGATGCGCAAACTGGAGTCATGACAGAAAAAGGAGATGCTGAACCTACTGCCTTTGCTTTTATGTTTGAATTTTCTGGGGATAAGAACAAGACACGTCATGTTCTTTATTACTGTTCAGCAAGCCGCCCATCAAATGGCTCCGCTACCAAGAAAGGGATCACTGTCAACGAACGTGAACTTGCTTTCAACGCTCGTCCACGGCCACTAGATTCAGTCGTCAAGCGTTCTATCACATCAGCAGATGATAAGAACGTTTATGATAATTGGTTCAAGAAAGTTTATGAGCCAACTGCTGTTAGTAGGTAAGGAGGCCTTAAATGCGTAAGAGTGTAATCATTTGTGAAAAGGAGTATGAGCTTGTAACCAATGCTTACACTCCTATTGCTTACAAGAGTGAATTTGGAAAAGATTTCTTTCAAGATCTATTTGGAATGATCTCAAACCAAAACATCATGGCAATAGCTGAGAATGGAAACAATGAAGTTGACATCAACATGTTGGCCAACTTTGACATGACCTTCTTCAATCGCTTGTTTTGGGTTTTCGTTAAATCAGGGAATCCACACATCAAGCCTTATGAACAATTTTTCATGGGGATGGAGGAATTTCCATTGCAGGACATCGCTCCAATCCTAATGGAAATGATCAATAACACAATGACATCAAAAAAAAACCAGATGAGTCAGAATCAGCCAGTGATGAAATCTTTACAGTAGAATCCTATCTTTCCTGCTGTAAAGAGACTGGACTAACAATTGATGATCTAAAGCACATTTCTATTGGAATGGCTCTTGATTATCAAACAGATTATGTGAATTTGCGTACTGAAAATAAATCAGAGACACGCAAGGCCACACAGTCAGATTTTGACTCATTTTAGTCTGAAATAGAGTGCTGAGAGGAAGATTCTGAGGTCAAGTTCATCGAATAGATGAACAATTGATCACAGAAATCCTCTAGGCGCTCTTTATATTTTTGCGTGAAAGGAGGAAATATGGCCGGTAATATTAAAGGGATAAAAATTGAGATTGGTGGAGACACACAGCCCCTTCAAAATGCCCTAAAAAAAGTAAATTCTGCCTCTATTGAAGCAACAAAAGAATTGAAGAGTATTGACAAGGCTCTGAAATTTGATACAGGGAATGTGACCCTATTGGCTCAGAAGCAAGAAGTCCTCCAAAAGCAAGTCTCAACTACCAAAGAGAAGTTGGAAACATTAAGACAGGCGCAAGCACAAGTTGAAGCACAATTCAAAAGTGGTGACATTGGCGCTGATCAATACCGTGCATTCCAACGTGAAGTGGTCCAGACAGAGAACATCCTGAAAGGCTATGAGAACAAGCTTGAGAATGTCAATAAGGCACTGGATGGAAATGGAAATGCTACCAAATCCAACAGGGAACAACTGAAAGAGCTTCAAAATGAGCAACAGCGCCTTGCAAGTGAAGGTGACAAAGTTGTCAGCTCATTCAAGTTGCAAGAAAGCCAAATGGGTTCCAACGCTAGTGAAGCAGATAAGCTGGCACTTGCTGAACAGAAGATTGGGAAGCAAAGCGAGATTGTCGCCCAACAGATTGAAAACCTTGAAAAACAATTGGCTCTTGCAAAACAAGAGTATGGCGAGAACTCAACAGAAGTCAATAAGCTAGAAACTCAACTGAATGAGTCCAAGGCTGCCTTCAACGGGCTTGCCAATGAAATGGAAAATCTGGGCGAGTCAGGAAAGAAAGCTAGTAGCGGTCTTGAAGAAACAAATAAGCTTCTAAAAGCTGAATTGCTGAATCAATTCTCTGAAAAGCTATCTGAAATCAGTCAAAAGTTGGTTGATTTTGGTAAGAGCGCCCTTGATGCGTTCCGGGAAATTGATGAGGGAATGGACACTATTGTTACCAAAACTGGTGCAAGTGGGAAGTCCCTTGAACAGATGCAAGGAATTGCCAATGGCATAGCAACTGAAATCCCTACAGATTTCAGCAAGATCGGGAATGCGGTTGGTGAAGTCAATACTCAATTTGGCTTGACAGGAGATGCACTCAAGACCACATCTGTTGACATGATCAAATTCGCAGAAATAAACGGATCTGACATCACAAACGCAACAATCCAGTCAAAACAAGCATTGGAAGCCTATGGGTATTCTGTTGACTATCTATCTGATGTACTTGATACTACCACTTATGTGGCACAATCCACAGGGGTTTCTGTTGATGATCTGATGAAAAAAGCAACAGATGGAGCGCCTCAAATCAAGATGCTTGGTCTTGAATTTGATGAAGCTGTCGCCCTGATTGGTCAGCTTGAACAGCGTGGGGTTGACTCATCAGCAGCATTGTCAGGAATGACAAAAGCAGCAGGAGTTTATACCAAACAAGGAAAGACCATGAAGGAAGGTCTCAAAGAGACCATTGAAGCCATCAAGAACAGCAAATCAGAGACTGAGGCAATGGGAATTGCTATGGAAATCTTTGGAGCTAAGAAAGCCCCTCAAATGATAGATGCCATCAAGCGTGGTGCCTTGAGTTTTGATAAGCTAAGGGGAACAGCCGAAGATGCAACAGGAGTTGTTTCACAGACTTACGAAAGCACCCTTGATCCTATTGATAAATTCACCACTGCCCAAAATGGTTTAAAAATCGTTATGGCTGAAGTCGGTGGAGCAATTGCTGAAACATTTGCCCCAGTGCTTGATGTGCTTGTAGGTCTTTTTAAAAATGTCGCAGAATGGATCAATAAACTACCTGGACCAATTAAAGAGCTTGTAGTTGTATTTGGAAGTGTTGTAACAGTAGCTGGCCTACTATCCCCAATATTCCTTACATTACAAGCAGCAGCAATGGCAGCTGAAACAACAATAGGTGGGCTGATAGCTGCTACATTACCGATAATTGGAACAGTTATAGCAGTAGCGACTGCAATTGCTGGAATCATAGTAGTTATTAAGTATCTATGGGAAACCAATGAGGGATTCAGGACAGCCGTTGAAACAGTCTGGAACGCTATCATGTCAGTCATCAACACAATTGTCAAAGCTATCTCTGATTTTGTAATGCAAATTTGGGGAACACTGACAAGTTGGTGGAACGACAATCAGCAATTGATTAGACAGACAGCAGAAACAGTTTGGAATGCTATTTCTGCAACCATCACCACAATCATGAATATCCTTGGACCATTCATTGAAACTGCCTGGAATAACATTTCAACCATAATTTCCACGGTCTGGGAGACCATCAAAACTGTTGTAGAAACAGCTATCAACGTAGTATTAGGCATCATTAAGACTGTGATGCAAATTATCAACGGGGATTGGTCGGGCGCTTGGGAGTCCATCAAAGGGATTGGAGAAAGCATCTGGAACGGGATCAAGAGCATTGCTGAATCTGTATTCAATGCAATGGCTCAGATTCTATCTAACATCTGGGATACCATTTCAAGTACTGCATCAAGCATTTGGAATGGCATCAGTTCAACTCTCTCAGGAATCTGGAATGGAATTTCAAGCACGGCTTCAAGTGTGTTCAACGGAATTTCAAGTACTATTTCCAACATTTGGAATGGTATCAGTTCAACTGCATCAAGCATTTGGAACGGTATCAAGAATAGTATCTCAAATGCTATCAATGCAGCTAAGGACGCTGTTTCAAATGCGATTAACGCCATTAAGAATTTATTTAACTTCCAAATTTCTTGGCCACATATCCCATTGCCTCATTTCCGAGTTAGCGGGTCAGCCAATCCACTTGACTGGCTGAAGGGGAATATACCAAGCATCGGTATAGACTGGTACGCTAAAGGCGGTATCTTGACCAAACCAACTGCTTTTGGGATGAATGGTAATAATATTATGGTCGGAGGTGAAGCTGGTAGAGAGGCAGTGCTTCCGCTGAACGAAAAGAACTTGAGTGCTATCGGCCGTGGTATTGCTCAGACAATGGGTGGTAACACACCATCCATCAATATCACAATCACTGGTAATATCATCCGTGAAGAAGCTGATATCACTAAGATTGCTAACCAAGTCGCTCAGCGTATCGCTGATGAGCTACAACGTAAGACACAACTGAAAGGAGGGACAGCATGATTAAACATAACGAATTAGTGATTGACGGTGTAAAAACATCGTCTTTTCCATTTAAGGTAATTGTGCATGAGTCTCCTTCTGTGACATTGGGAGATAGTAAGACTAATCTTTTAGAACATGATGGTATTAGTGGGGCTATCGTCCAAACTAATAAACACCGTGAGCTTATCAAAAAGTCCTACACAATCTATCTGGTCAAGCCTACTGAAGAACAGCTTAATCGGTTCATGAGCCTTTTCATCCGTGAGAAGTTTTGGCTTGAAAACGAGCGTGTGAAGACGACACGGCTTTGGTGTTACAAAGCAAGCGCAACAGATGCCGAACAAGAAAAGCCTGGTCTTTATGTGACCAAAGTGACTTTTACTTGCCACCCTACCAAGTTTTTCAAAACCACTGATACTCAGACATTGACTGGGAATGGGGTTTTGAGGGTACAGGGGTCAGCTCTTGCTTTTCCGAAGATTACAGTGGTTGGTCAGAGCGTCTCTGAGACGTCGTTTACGATAGGTAACCAAGTGATTAAGCTTGAAAAGCTCTCAGAATCGCTTGTGATGACCAATGATCCTGATAATCCTAGCTTTAAAACAGCTAGTGGGAAGCTTATCAAATGGGCTGGGGATTTTATCACGGTAGATGCAAGCAAAGCGCAGAATTTCGGTGTTGTTTTAGGTGCTGGCATCCAGTCTGTAAAATTTGAAACAGTTTGGGGGTGGGCATAGTTGCTCTTTTTACTTGATAAAAATGTAAGAACGGTCAAATGGAATGGGATTCCACTGCATGAGGCCAGCTCTGCCATTGTCAAAGAAGAAACCAACGGTGATTTCTACCTGACTGTCCGATATCCTATCACAGACTCGGGTATCTATCAGCTTATCAAAGAAGATATGCTGATAAAAGCGCCTGTGCCTGTGCTGGGCGCTCAGCTGTTTCGTATCAAGAAGCCTATCGAGAATGACGATAGCTTGGACATCACTGCCTATCATATCTCTGATGATATCATGAGACGGTCTATTAAGCCTATCAGTGTGGTTCAGCTAGGATGTGCTATGGCGCTATCTCAAATGGTTCAAAACGCTAAGACCGATCTGGGTGATTTCTCCTTTACTAGCGATATTTCGGATAATCGAACCTTCAACACGACTGAAACGGAAACGCTCTACTCAGTCTTGATGGATGGTAAACACTCCATCGTGGGAACGTGGGAAGGAGAGCTTGTCCGTGATAACTTTGCCTTATCCATCAAGCGCAGCCGTGGAGCTGATCGTGGGGTTATCATCACGACACACAAAAACCTCAAATCTTATCAGCGAACTAAAAATTCTCAAAATGTAGTCACTAGAATCCACGCAAGGTCAACATTTAAACCAGAAGGTGCTGAAGATGAAGTGACTCTAAAAGTGACTGTTGATAGTCCGCTCATCAACTCCTATCCATACATCAATGAAAAAGAGTATGAGAACAACAACGCCAAAACTATCGACGACCTGAGAAAATGGGCAGAGGCCAAGTTTAAAAACGAGGGGATTGATAAGGTATCTGATGCTATCAAAATTGAGGCTTATGAGCTTGATGGTCAGGTTGTCCATCTTGGAGACACTGTCAACCTCAAGAGTAGAAAGCACAGTGCCGACTTCTATAAGAAAGCCATTGCCTACGAGTTTAACGCTCTGACAGAAGAGTATATCTCTATAACCTTTGATGATAAGCCAGGAGTTGGTGGTTCTGGTATGTCCAGTGGCTTGTCAAACGCCGCTGATGCCATTCTTGGAGCAAGTGCCACGGCTCAGGATGTAGCTATTGAACGTGCATTGAAGAATGCTGATGCAGCCTTTGATGTGGAGTTTAATAAGCGTACTGAGAAAATTTATGACGATATTGAACAAGCCAAGGCCAAGGCTGAAGAATATGCTGACAAGCTCAAGACTAAGATTACACAGGAATTTAACACGTTTGAGCAAGAGTATCAGGCTACCAAGAAAAGCCAAGACCAGCAGATAGCTGATATTTTGGCCAAGGCTCAAGTTAACACTAATCTAGCCACGGATGCCAAGAATATTGGTAATCAGGCTAAGATTGATGCTGCTAGTGCTTTGGCAAAAGCCTTACAGTACAAGAGTGAGGCTATTGCGGAAGCCCAAAGGCTGGACACAATTGAAAAGAAAGCATCAGAAACCAAACTGGCCACAGCTAAGAGTCAGGCCATTTCCGAAGCTAACAAGCTGGTTGAGACAGCCAAGAGCCTCTTATCTGGTCAAGTGTCAAATGTTGCCACTGACTTGAACCAAACCAAGGAAGCTATCAAACTACTTGCCACAAGAGCAACCGTTGACGCTCTGACAGGTCGTATTTCATCCACTGAATCCGCCTTGCAAGTACAGGCTGGAGAAATTGCCAGTCGTGTCAAGACAAGCGAATTTGACCAGGCCAAGCAGAGAATTTTAACAGCTGAAACTTCAATCAGTCAGTTAGGCAATCGGATAACGACTGAGATTAGCGAGACGGTAGCGCGTATACCGACAAAAATTGGGGCTAGTAATCTTTTTCTGCTATCAGGGAGTACAAAGGGCGTTTATAAAAGCAATCTGCATCAAGATGTGAAAAGTCTCAGATATGCTTATGGCCAGAAAATCATGATTGATAGTCAATCGTCTTACACGTTACAATTTTGGAGTAATATCGTAAATGATTTCAGTTGGTTGGGATATAGCCAACTGGATGAGAATGGTATCCAAATACCTAATACCTATGTCACGATTTATCCAGCGAGACTTCAAAGGTATTATAGACGAGGTATAGTTACTCACGCTAATGCTAGATACATTCAATTTAGTTTTAGTGACGATGTTTTTGGAGATGACCCAAATCTAAAAATAAAGCTTGAAAAAGGTACTGTTGCCACGGACTGGTCGCTAGCTCCTGAAGATTTGCAGCAGGAATTGTCTGAGACTAGGACTCTCATCACTCAAACCGCCGAAGGTCAAGAACAACTTTCGACCAGACTGACTGAAACGCAAGGAAAAGTTACGACTGCTGAGACAAACATCAGGCAATTGATCAATGATGTATCTAGCAAGGTCTATCAGATAACTTTTGACAACCTTAAAAAAACAGTTGATAGCCAGGCAACCTCTATCAGTCAAAACCAATCTGCTATTGCTTTGAAGGCTGAGAAGACCTATGTAGATGGCGTAAAATCAACAGCTGCGGCTGCCTTGAGTCAGGCTCAGTTAAACGCTCAATCTGTCAGTCAAGCAAAAGCTGATTTGCAAGTGACTTCAGAGGCCGTTAAGACAAAGGTCTCTCAGACTGATTTTAATGCTGCTAACGAGCGTCTGACCAGCGCTGAGACCATTATTAGCCAACAAGCAGGCTTAATTGAGCAACGGTTGACTTCTACACAGGTCGAGTCAGCTATTGCGAGTAAGGGATATCAGACAAAGGCACAGGTGGATAGTAATATCACTGGCAGGGGCTATATTACTGATAGTGCCTTGCAACCTTATGCAATGACAACAACTGTCCAAAACCTGGTCAAAGAAACATCGGATAGCTTTGAGCGCTCTATCACAGAAACAAAAGGGTTGATACCGACTGAAATTGGTACTACTAATCTATTTGCTTTGACGGGTGCTGTTGTAGGGTACTACAAAGGTGCTACGACGCTACATGATGTTAAATCTAGTGGCTATGCCTATGGTCAACCTATCGCGATAGATGCAAACATTAAGTATTTGTTGCAGACTTGGACAGATAATATCAATGATAGATCTTGGATTGGCTATCACTTTTTAGATGTTAATAAGCAATTAGTCGTCAACAGTTACGGTTCTGGCTATTTTGGCAAACAACATTATTTTAAGCGTGTGCTAACTCCACCAGCATCTGCTAAATATATCATTTTTTCATTTAGTACAGATATTTTGGAAGAGCATCCCAATTTTAAAGCCAAGTTGGAAAAGGGCATTATTGCCACAGACTGGACACCAGCTCCTGAAGATTTAATCACAGAAACAAAATTTAATACCTTGGAAGAAACTGTTGATAATCATAAGCAGTTAATCGGTGACGGCAAGAGTCTAACGCAAGCTATCCAGACTGCTGATAAATTTGAGAGATCAATTAAGACTGGTGGTGATATTTACCAAGCTATCGAGACAGCTAAAGGGCTAGTAACAAAAGTAGCTGCGCTTGATAAATCTGACAATCTGTTTTCGTTTGAAAAATCAACAAAAGGGTTTTGGATAGATAGAAACGGTTCTTTAGTGGCTGGAACTAACTATTCTCATTCAGATTTTTTGAGATTGACAGCAGATGGCACTTATCAACTCCAAATTTGGAATAAATCCACAGATAAGAAATGGGTAGGTATTACAAAATATACGGTTGATAAATCATATATACCAGGTTCGTATAGTTCATTCGAAGTTGAGCCAAATGGATATAAATTATTGAGCTTTACTGATTTTAAAGGATATTTTGTAATTAGCTATGGTAGTTATAAAACTTCAGACATATCAGGTCTGGAAATTCAGTTTGAAAGAGGTTTGATAGCCACACAATTTAAACCATCCAATCTTGATTTAGCTACGCTAACTCAAGTCAATCAGCTTGCTGATTCATGGTCTTTCAAGAGCCTTAATAGCGCTGGCGACATAATCTCTCAAGCTAACCTGTCAAGCAATCAGTTTCTATTTGAAGCTGCTAAAATCCGTTTGAAGGGTAAGACTTTGGCTGATGAGATTCAGGCTATTGACGGCAAGTTTAACACGCTATTTGTTTCAGATGGTACATTTGGCAAGTTGGACGCTACCATTATCGGTGCTCAAGCTATCACTGGTAGTCAGATTAAGTTTGACCAAGCTTTCTTCAACAACCTCATGGCCAATGAGGCATATTTACAGCAGCTATTTGCCAAGAATGCTTTTATCTCTCGGGTTCAATCGGTGACCATGTCAGCTAGTCAGATTTCAGGTGGAATTTTGGCAGCGCTGAATAGAGCGATGCGAGTAGACTTGAACAATGGAAATATCAAATTCTATACCAATTCACCGTCCATATCACGGGAAATCAGTGGCTACCCTCATCAGTGGGTGGCTTTTGAAACAGGAACTAGTAATGGAAAACCATGTGGAGTAACAGTGATTGGCTCCAATCGAAACAGTAACTGGAACTCTAATGATGGCGGATTTGTCGGCATTAGAGCATGGAATGGTGCCAACGATGACATGTTGGATTTGGTAGGTGATACTATTCGTTTAGCAAGTTCCGCCTATAATGACTCTGATGGCTGGGACGTTAACACACTACCAAACAAACTCAGTATTGATGCTCATAGAACTTCAGATCGTCCAACTTCCAAACTTAATATTGGAGACGTGAACTTGTTTAGAACAGCTAACAGCTATACCAGTTTGAAGGACGTGCTGCAACAGTTTAACATCAACTTTAAGCACTTAGTGAACATCACTGGACGTGGTGATGTTATTTTAACCTGGGATACTATCAAGTAGGAGGAAAACATGAAACAAGAACAACAATTGAATCAAGCGTTACGCTTGACGGTGAATGATTTGACGGCAAAACTTGCTGAAGAATCAACGACTAAAAATCTGCTAGCTATCCAGCTGACAGAGGCTGAGCAGGTGAAAACTGACCTAATTCAGCAAAACGCTGAACTTCAAGCACGAGTGACTGAGCTGGAAGCTCTGCTTGATGAGCAAACTACACCAGCTAAAGAAGGAGGAGAATAATCATGACTACAACTGCTGAAAACACTTTACTCGATCTTAAAAACATCACAGAACCTTTTGATTTGGCAACTGCCCTCAAATACATGAAGGAAAATGGTGAGTTTATCCGCTGCAAGAATGCTGTCAATGACTTCTACATGTACCGTGATGTGCAGAAGCGCCCTGTCATCATCAATGGCCGTCGTCAATTTAAAGACGTTGAAACTGTCTGGGCATTTAACCAGTGGGGCGGGACAACTACCACAATCAATGTCTCAGACCTATTTAACCTTGAGTACTACATCATGACTTTTGACGCTGAAGGCAATCCTGATTGGACAGAGCCACAAACAGAACATAAAGAATAGGGGGGTGTATATGCAAATTGAATTTTTCAATTTTTTTAGAAGTGTCATCCAGACTGAAGATGGATTGGTATTGTACGCCCTGGCATTGATTGTATCAATGGAAATCATTGATTTTATAACAGGTACGGTTGCTGCTATTGTGAATCCTGACATTGAGTACAAGAGCAAAATCGGCATCAATGGACTCCTTCGCAAGATTTTAGGAGTCCTCTTGCTGATGATTCTCATCCCGATGTCTGTACTCTTGCCTGAAAAAACAGGCTTCGCATTCTTGTACTCGATTTATCTCGGGTACATCGCATTTACATTCCAATCGCTCATCGAAAATTACCGAAAATTAAAAGGAAATGTCACTCTTTTTCAACCAATCCTGAAAGCATTTCAGCGTTTGCTTGATAAAGATAAAGATAATGATAAGAACAAAGGAGAGTAACACATGCAACAAATCACAGAGCTTGTTTTAAGCTCAGCAATTGGCATTCTGACTATTTTGGCAGGAGTCGCGGTTAAGGCGGTCAAGGAATTTTTGATCGCAAAAGGTGGAGAGAAATCAATCAAAATTGTCGAAATCTTGGCCAAAAACGCAGTAAATGCTGTGGAGCAGATTGCGAAAGAGACCGGATTTAAAGGTGAGCAGAAGCTTGCTCAGGCAAAAGGTGCGATTCTCACCGAGCTGGAAAAATATAACATCTACATGGCAGATAAAGACCTCGATGTCTTTATCGAGGCTGCAGTAAAAGAAATGAATGAAAATCTGAAAGGAAAATAAAAAATGACAACAGTAAACGAAGCATTAAACGATCTAGACGCTTTGGTGGGTTCTGGGACACCTGTCGGAAATGGTGAGTGTTACGCACTCGCTAGCTATTACGAGACCCTCATCAATCCAGATAGCACGGTTGGGTTAGGAGCTGGTGTTGGTTATGTTAGCGGTGCGATCGGTGACACTATCTGTGCTGCTAACATTGGCACAAGCTATGACTGGGAAGCGAACGGCTGGACAGTTACTAGCGATGGAGTTCTGCAGAGTGGTCAGATTTTAACCATCGAGGGAACAAACTGGAACCCATACGGCCACGTTGTGGTTGTAGAGTCGGTTGATGGTGATCAACTCGTAGTAATTGAGCAAAACTACGCAGGAGCACGCTATCCTGTGCGCAACTACTACAGTGCGTCTGATTACCTCCAAACAGTCGCACACTTTATCACGCCGGCGCAATCAAGCGGCGAAATCGCTGACGAATCTACTAGCGCAGCTGACACAAATCAATATGCTGAAAACGGCACAATGACTGTGACTGTGGATGCTATCAATGTCCGTCGTGCTCCTGATACATCAGGAGAGGTAGTGGATCAATATACCAAAGGCCAAAGCTTTAAGTACGACACAGTTATTGTAGATGCTAACGGCTTTGTCTGGGTTTCCTACATCGGCGGAAGTGGTAATCGCAATTATGTAGCAACTGGTCCTACTCAAAATGGCAAGCGCTACGGCGCAGCCTGGGGCACGTTTAAATAAAAACCGCAGCGGAAACTGCGTAAAATAAATATTTTTTCTTAAATTTTAATCTACCCCCGGCCTCAAAGGCTGGGGCTTTTTCTGTTATAATGGAAAAATTTAAAATTTTCCGTAGTAATAAACTTAAATTTTTTTAAAAATTTAAAAAAAGTTTGTAAAAAAAGTATTGACTAGTGCATTAAAATGTAGTATAATAAATAATGTAAGGAGGTGATACAAATGGACAGCATAGACGAGTGGCTAGCAAGGGTCACGGTCATGATTGGAATTGCGGTAGCAATTTCAAAGGAAAGTCGCTCTTGGTACAAGGTACTAAAAGAGCAAAATAAAAAAGCGAAAATCGCTCCCAAGTTTTGCAGACGGCGGAAGAGATAATCGCTTGAAGGTGAGAGAGCGCAAGCTCTCCTTGCCTTTCATTGTATATGAAAGTGAGAGAAAAATCAAGATGAAAATTATTTTATTTGTAGCAATTTTAGCAGTAGTAATCGCTTGGTATTCAGGAGATAATAAAAAATGAGTAAAGCAGATTTTAAAAAAATTCAAAAATTATTAAAAAAATTGACAGCCTACAAAATTTCTAAAGCTACTGGAATAGGTAGCACGACAATTAGTAGATGGGTTACAGGTAAAACCCCAATCGAAAAAATGAGTTTAGAAAATGCCATCAAATTAACAGATTATGCTGAGGAATTGGAAATGGAAAAAGCAAAACAACTACTTGAAGCAATCAAAAACAATGATGTAGCGTATGCTATTGTAAATGAAGAAGGGGCAGTTTATTGTAACCGTGAAACAAGCAATATCATGGATATTTACGGTCACGATGGTGAAGACGGCCATTTCTATGGTGTTTATGGCGACGCAGTTGGTGGGCAGCTTGATAGTCGCAACGTCTCTGATGATGTCATTTTGAAAGCTATCCACTTGATGTTAGGTTTGGGAGAACCTGTAAAACGTTCAGAATTGTCTATGGGTTCTGATTTCAAACAGACATTTGTAGATGGATATTTCGAAGTAGTCGAATTGATGAAACAGTCTGGTCTTCTTCAAGATAAAGAAGAAAACGAGAAAGTCAAAGAATGGATTGAAAACCATAAGGGTGTTGTAGGCTCAACAGTTAAGCACCCATCGTTTGGAACTGGTAAAGTTACAGAAATCAAAGATAATGCTATCACTATTGATTTTGTAGAGCAAGGGAAAAAATCTCTAGCGATTGAAGCGGTCGTAGAAAGTGATTTGTTAGATTTTGAATAAAGTATGAACAGGCCGACAAAGATGTCGGTCTGATTTCCGAAAGGCTCTAGAAAATAGATTAGGTCTTTTTTTTGCATAAAAAAGACCTTGTCCAAAAGGTCGGGGACTTAGAGGGGAGGGTCTCCAAGAGAGTTGATTTAACAGTATTTTATTTTACCTTTTTCATAATAATCTCCCTATAAGAACCGCCCAATCGGCGGTTTTTTTGCTGG